ATGAAACGTACTCCACTATTAGGAATTTGGGCAATATCGTTTGCATTAACAGTATTGCTTGCAAACGAAATGAATATTGTATTTTGGCTTTCGTTTGCTGTATTTGCATTATGTTCCATATACATGGAAAAGCACCAAAAGAGACTAAAGAGAGAAAAGTGATATAGGTATGCGGTTCGGGAGAATAGCTGTTTTATGTGTGAAAATTCGTGTTTCGATTAAGTCCTGTATCTGACGTGATACAGGCAAACGGGCAATTAGTTTACTGGTTAGAACGCACTTGTATGGGTGAGAAAGAGGTTCGATTCCTTTATTGTCCACAAATTAATAATTTAAATATTTGTTTATGAAAGGAAAAAAAGGATTTGATAAAAGCAAAGAAAGGATACGTATAGAAGAGAAACTTCTAAAGAAAAAAGACGATGTCAAATTTGACTATAGCGAAGAAATGGTATTAAAAATACGTAGAATTACTATAGAACTGAATAGATTAGCTAGAGAAGCGAGGATCATTGAGAAGGATCAACTTTTATATAAAATGGTCTCATTTAAAGAAGCTGGATTTATTTATGTAGTTAGAAACTATTAATTTATAATTTATGTAGTAATACACAATAGCTATGAAAACAAAGCTAGAGCTAGATTTATATCAATTAAAAAACATTATGGCTGATATGGTTCAAGTTGGGTACATGAAGGCTATTAAAGTTTATGAACCAACGAAAGATAATATAAGCACAAGAGAGTTGGTTAGATGGTTCAAGGTTCTTGGTATCGATCCTTCATATATAAACAAAATGGAATCAGAAGGATTAATAAAAGGCAAAAGAAAAGGGATAGGTAAAAATTCTCCTGTATGCTATTCCAGATTGGAGATTAAACAAGCTTTGGCTACGATTGATTTAAATAAGTATATCAATGTAAAATAGCTATAAAATTATATTCCATTCATTTATTAATTAACCCAATGCCGACACCCCAGGATGTCGTAGGGTGCGAGTCCCTGTATTTGAGTTTTACATGTTCTATACTATCCTAGTGTCCGTTGGTTCGGTATCTAGGAACAATCTTTTTTGTTTATTAAATTTTTCGAAAGCGTCGGTTTGTGAAAATAGACGCTTTATTTTCGATTAACCACTTTAATAATATATATAGTTATGAAAAAAGTAATTGTAAGAGGAGATCGTTCCGGTGTATTTTTCGGAGAGTTAGTAGAAAGAAATGGTAGTGAGGTTAAGCTCGCAAATTGTCGTAGATTGTGGTATTGGGATGGTGCTGCTAGTATATCTCAATTAGCAGTTAATGGTACAACTAACCCACATGAATGCAAATTCACAGTTACGGTTCCAGAGATAGAGATCCTGGATGTGATTGAAATTATCCCGTGTTCGGATGAAGCTGTAAAATCTATTGAAAGTGTAACGGTATGGGCAAGGTAATGGAAGATAGAATAAAGCAGTTTCTAAGTATTGGCTCTGGCGATGGCTCTGGCGATGGCTCTGGCTCTGGCTCTGGCTATGGCTCTGGCTATGGCTCTGGCTATGGCTATGGCGATGGCTCTGGCTATGGCGATGGCTCTGGCTATGGCGATGGCTATTGCTATGGCGATGGCATAAAATCCATAAATGGGAATTCTATTTATGTAGTAGATAGTATACCTACTATTATCACAAATGTAAAGGGTAATATCGCAAAAGGTTTTATCCTTCAGTCTGATTTATCTCTTACTCCCTGTTTTATAGCAAAAGAGAACAATCAATTTTCTCATGGTAATACTCTACATGAGGCATTTGAATCTTTGCGAGAAAAGCTTTATGATGATAGTACAGAAGAGGAAAGGATTCTTAAGTTTAAAGAACATTTTTCTGACTTTTCTAGAAAGTATTCTGCTAAAGACTTGTTTATATGGCATCATGTACTCACTGGGAGTTGCAAGGCTGGAAGAGAAGCTTTTTGTAAGGACAAAGGTATAGATGTAGACAATGATAGGTTTACTGTATATGAGTTTATAGAACTGACTAAAAACTCGTATGGCGGTGAGATTATCCGCAAACTATCTTAACTTAATCCCGGTTTGCTTTGATCGGCACTCCGGGAGCAATTTAAACCACTTTAAATAATATAAGATATGAATTTAGAAAACTATGAAGTGCTTCCCGTTGAAGCGCAAGATGTACAAATCGTACAAGTTGATGTCGTAGAAAGAGCAAATGTTGATTCACAAGTAGCAACAGCTAAACGTTATCCACGAGATATAAGACGCAGTATAGACAACTCGGTTGTAATGGCTACTATGAATCAAGAAACAGCTCAATCATGTAGTTACGCCCTTCCTCGTGGCGGAAAACCTATCACCGGCCCGTCCGTTCATCTAGCTAAAATAATTGTCTCTAATTGGGGTAATATGCGTACAGAGGCAAAAGTTGTGCAAATAACAGACAAGCAAGTCATCAGCCGTGGGACATGCTGGGATCTGGAAACTAATGTTGCTTCTGCATTTGAAGTTAGACGTAGTATCATTGGTAAAAACGGACAGCGATTCTCTGACGACATGATTACAGTTACGGGTAACGCTGCAAACTCAATCGCTTATCGCAATGCCGTATTTGCCGTTATTCCTAAAGCTATAACAGATAGAGTGTACTACGCAGCACAAAAATTTATAACCGGTGACTTGTCCGACTCTGACAAACTTTTGAAAGTAAGAACAGGGGTGCTGAATAATTTCAAAAACAACTATGGCATAACCGAAGAAGAAGTTGTAAAGATGTGCGGAAAGCAAACGGTAAACCAAATCGGTGCTGACGAAATTTCAATGCTAATGGGAACGATTCAGGCATTGAAAGACGGAGATACTACGGTAGATGA